TTAGTTGCTGAAATAGATTCATCTGTTCGATACACAACCGAAATATCAAAATCAACCGGAAATTCTAAATCTTGAAGCAGTTTTTTTAAAAAATAAAAATCATTTTCTCGATCTTTACCTATAACAAGTATCATTTTAAGATTTTGTCTTGGAAATCCATACAATTTATATAAAATATATTTTATTTTGGATATTATAGGACTTTTACTATAATAATTTGTAATTGAATTTTCTTCTTCATCATTCAAGCATATAATTTCAATTTTCATATTATTTATTTGATTGCTATTTTCAGGCATTTTTTCAATACTATTTTGTTTTGCTATATTTAAAGCATTATTATATAGTATTTTTCTTTTTTCTTCACATTCAATAGGATTTTTTTCAGAATCAACCGTTGAAGATAAAATAATATTTATTTGATTTACATTATTTTTAATTGCGACTTTAATCATATTTTCAATCAATAAAAGATGACCTTGAGTAGGTGGATTCATTCTTGCTATTGTAAAAATAATTGTATTTTCAGTATTCATTTATTTAATGATTATATATCTATATAATCATTAGATTTTATAATTTTCTTTTTTTAGATTTATTTACTTTTTTAGATTTATTTACTTTTTTAGATTTATTTACTTTTTTAGATTTATTTACTTTTTTAGATTTATTTACTTTTTTGGTTTTTCTTTTGCGTTTTCTTTTTCCACCTCCAATTTTATTCCAGTTTTTTATTGTTATTATTATTTTATTTAATTTATCTATTAAGTTTGTGTTAAAAAAATCAGTTATATTTAATTGCATTTCAGATCCATTATTTACTGAAAGGAATTGTCCATTTTCTAATTGTACAGTTTCTTTATTTTTCTGGTATATAAATCCTAATTTTACATATATATTTTTACTTGGATCTGTTTCATCTGTATCATCTTCTAAAAATATATATTGTATATCACTAAAATTGATTTTACATAAATAAATGCTGTAAATAATAAGAAATGTTGCTAAATTGTGTCCTTGATAAGTTGGTTCTACTTTTAACCAAGTAATAGTAAAAGCATCTTTTTCAATCTCTTCTCCGTTTTCAATTATAAAAAACTCTCCAACCCCTCCATTTATTTTACCAATTAAATTATTATTATTTTTATCAGTTAAACGAATATTAATATCTTTTGTTTGTTGAATTATTTCTTCATTAATAACAATATTTTTTTCACTTAATAAATTTTTTATTTCTTGGATAAGAGTAGATATTTCTGATTCATAGGAAGTATTATACATGTCAACTGCTTTTCGTTTCCTAGTAAACATTTATTATTTATATAATTAGCACATATAATAATATAATAAAATCAATTTAGAGCAACACGTATTTTACACCCTTGAAGTTTCCTTTCATTTTATACAGAAAGGTGCAGTTTTAAATATTCAAGGGTGTAAAATACGGTAGCATTAACTTAATGGACTAAATTATGAAATAGATAATAATGTAATTTTTTCAACAATATAATAAATATTTTTATAAAAGTATATAATATATGCCAGAAGTTTTTGATGAAGAATCATTAACTGATATTGAAGATGACAGTCAAGATACAGAATATAAAAATTTGTATAATTTTATAAGTACGGAAACACAAAAAAACGCAAATTTAAGACAATATATAGATGATATTGGATTTGATAAACAAAACGACATTTTATTTTTGGATACTGATATAGTTCAGAATATTTATAATTTGTTAGATAATGAAGATAAAACCAAAATGAAACATTATTTAAAAGAAATAAGACAAATCATCAATAATCCTGGTTTTAATTTTGTAGGTGGTAGAAAAAGAAAAACCAACAAATCAAAAAAAACTAACAAATCAAGAAAAACTAACAAATCAAGAAAAACCAACAAATCAAGAAAAACCAACAAATCAAGAAAAAATAAATAGTTATTTCATTTACATTTACACATGTTAGTAAATGGTGTAAAATATGATTTGATCTAAATATTTATTTATTAAATTAGTTTAAACATTTATGTATTAAATTAAGTTAAACACATATTGCTATATTATAATAATGGAACAACAAGAAGAATGTGTTGAATTGAAAAATATAAAATATAAAACTATGCTTTTAGTTGGTAATCCTTTAGTAGAAACAAAAACATCAGGAGACTTGACTAATATTGATAAATTTCTAGAAGATGAAAAAAATACAAATAAAAATGGTCCCTGGTGTAAATTAGATAAAACTGTTAAAATACAAAAAATAATGAGTTTTGTAGAAGAATATACAAAAGAAAATTTATTGGATAGTGAAGAAGAAAAATTATTAATTAAATTTTTAAAAGATTGTTTGGATAGAAAGAAACTTCAACGTGTAAAAGATGTTAATTATGATAAAGTTACTGGTTTAATAAAAGAAATACCAGTTTTATCTTATAATAAACAGAGTCGTCATTTTACTTTGAAAAATATAGATAAAAGAGTTTCGACATCAAAATGTCTGTCATCCAAAAAAAGTCAATCAAGTCAAACAGTAAAAAATAAATCTTTACCGTTAAATATTCAAGATGATTCTAGTTCAGATAATGAAAATTAATAATATTTTATTAAATATTGAAATTTTTCAAAAAATAGTAAACATACATATATATATATGAGTAATTTCAACTTTAGTATAATGTTTCCAAATCCAGAGACATTAATTAACTATATAAATTCAGGTAATCCTCTAAATATTGTAGATACAAATTCAAATACTTTATTACTTTATGTATGTACACAAATTTTATATAGTAAAGATAGAAAATGGGTGAATGTCGCAATGAAAATGTTGGATTTTACACCTGAACAAATAAATCTTGGTTATGCTAATCCAGACGGATTAACAGCACTAATACTTGTAAGTGGTGCTAATAATGAAATTGCCTTGCAAATTTTAAAACATACTAGTGAAGAGATAAATTTAAATTTTGTAGAAAAAAATAATCTTATGAACGCATTAATGCATGCTTGTAATCCAGATAGTGAAGAAGTTGCGTTAAAAATGTTGGAATTTCCAAGTATTGTAATTTCACTTCAACAAATTAATATAAATGGTTATACTCCATTAATGACAGCATGTGAAGAGAGTTTGAGTGAAGTAGCACTAACAATGATTGATAAATTTCCAACTGATAAATTGAATATTTTTCAGAAAGGTAATGACGGAAAAACTGCTTTTCAATTAGCTTTAGATAATGATTTACGAGAAGTTTATATGCTTTTAAACCAAATGATGGATGAAGAAGAGAGAAATAGTAATATGTATAGAGGTGAAGAAGATGAGGAAGAAGTTAATCAACCTAAATGGGCACAGGGTATAATGCCTGAAATACCAACAACAATTCAGGAACAAGTTATTGATACAAGTAAAAATGGATATGACCCATTTATGTTAGAAGAGAGAAATATTAAAGACTACATAGATGAAGATAAAGATAATATAGTTATATTGTATGAAGATAAATATTATTTATTAACAAAATCTGTGGTAGAAAAACAAATTAATGATGGCATTGTTTTTGAATGTATTAAAGCAGAAGGTATTAAAAATCCTAATAACATTGTAGAAAATTTACCTTTATTTAATATAAAAATAATCGGTATTGATATTCCAACAGATAAAACAGGTATTTGGCCTGAATTTATTTATTTTGATGGTATAAGGAATATAATTTCTTCTGAAAGTCAATATTTTACCGTAATTCCATTAGTAGATAAAATGCTAGTTTCAGTAATCAGTCTTAATGAAGCGACAAAAATAGGTTCCGGGTTAGGGTCAGCAGCAGGATCACTTCATTGTCAAAATGGTCAAGGAGGTATGGCCGGAATAATTATACCAGCAAAACCAATTTTGACAACAACTGGAGGTAGAAGGAAAAAAAGAGGAACTGTCAAAAGAAAAAAGTATTTAACAAAAACACAAAAAAGAAATAGAAGAAATCGCTTTACAAAAAATACTAATTCCAAAAAGAATACCAAATAATTTTATAATTATTTATGTATACTAAAAAGATACTTAAAGTGTAATATGTATATACATATACCCTTGAACATACTTATAAAGTTTGTAATTATGCTTGATATTTATTCTGTAAAAAGTATTATAAATGATTTTTCTGAGAAATATAATTTTATAGGACAAAAAGATATTGAATGGATTGAAAACTCAAAATTTGATATAAAAAATTATAACAAAATAAGAGGTAAAAAATTTGTTTCCATATATGAAGATCAACGTAATGATACAATTGAAATTGAATTTGGAACAATTTTGATAAATATTGACAGATTAGAAGACGGAGAAGAATATTATAGTATAGATAAAAATATATTATTTTCAATTAACACAGTAGATTTTTTATACAAAGAAACATTGATAGAAGAAATTATAATAAAATGTAAAATATATAATTTAATATAATTATTACATTGATAATATGTTCGTTTTACAAGCAGATAATCAGCATTTGAAATGAGAAAAGGTGTAAATTTATAATCATTTTTATAATTATTAATAATTATATTATTTATAATATAAAAACTTTATTTTATATTATATAACAACTTTATTTCTTAATTATGGATGAAATTATAGAAGATGAATATTATGAAGAAGATTTTTTTGATGAAAATAATACAGAAGAATTTATAGAAACACTTTTATTATTAATGGATGAATATATTTCAGAAAATCCAACAGCAATTTCAGAACCAGATTTTCATGAAACTTTTCTAGAAAATATAAAATCGTTATTTTTTACTCAATTTGACGATGAATTAAAAAGTAATGATAATGATTTAGAAGATGATTTAAATATAATAATTGATGAAGCTTTAAAGTTATTTTATTCCACTATTATTCCAGAGAGATCATTAACGGAAAGTATTATTTTGTATAAACCAGATATAAATTATGTAACATCTAAAATAGAATATTTGAAATCATTACCCCAACCGAGTCAAAGAACCAAAGAATGGTATGAATTTAGACGTAATTTAATTACAGCAAGTAATGCTTATAAGGCATTTGAAAGTCAATCGTCGCAAAATCAACTTATTTATGAAAAATGTTTAGAAATGAAAACAAATACGAGTGTTAGCCAAGTTAATATCAATACTCCTTTTCATTGGGGACAGAAATACGAACCATTATCTGTAATGGTTTACGAATTTAAGTATAATACAAAAATTGGTGACTTTGGTTGTATCCAACATTCCACATATCCTTTTTTAGGTGCTTCTCCAGATGGAATAAATGTAGATCCAACAACCGAAAGATATGGACGTATGTTGGAAATAAAAAATATAGTAAATAGGGAAATTGATGGAATTCCAAAAAAAGAATACTGGATTCAGATGCAGTTACAAATGGAAACATGTAATTTAGATGAATGTGATTTTTTAGAAACTATGTTTGTAGAATATGAATCTGAAAAAGACTTTTTAGAAGATGGAACTTTTTTTACTAGTAGTTGTGACGAACTAAAAGGAATTATTATGTATTTTAATAATTCTGAAGGAAATCCAAATTATATATATAAACCAATAGATATGGATAAAGAAGATTTTGAAGAATGGGAAGAAAATAATATGGATACGATAAATATGACTTGGATTAAAAATATTTATTGGAAATTAAAAATATGTAGTTGTGTTCTCGTTCAAAGAAATAAAAGATGGTTTCAAGATAACATTTATTTATTACAAAATATTTGGTCTATTATTGAAAAAGAGAGAAAAACAGGATTTGAACACAGAGCTCCCAATAAAAGAATGGTTTCGGAATTTAAAACAAATAAAAATACAAATACCGATAATTTTAGTAATCTTGGATGTTTAATTAAAATTAGAACCGAATCTATAGATGAAACCAACGAAAAAATTTTATCTAATAAAGAATACTTGTAATATTTCTAAAAGTAAGCAAATTTACTGGACTATTATAATAATTTATTCTTGATCCACAAGTTTGTTCTACAGGAGGTAATGGTTCATTTATATTTTTTTTAATTTGAAAGTCTTTGTATAGCGCTCCGCAAAATTCAGAAGGTGTACATGTACCATTATCTGGATTATTATGATATTTCAAGTTATTTGTTATTTGTTTATAAGAGTTAATTGGTAGTTCTGGATAATACCACCAACTATTAGTAGAAGAATGTGTGGATACACCATTTTTACCTGATATTGGAAAAGAATCTTCAAGTAAAACATCAGTTTCTGAATTAGAATAGTTTCCTACACCTAAATTAGTATAATTTTCTTTTATACGTGTATCATTTCCATTATTATTTTTATTTCCATTATTATTTTTACTAAAATATAATGGTATAAAAGTTATTATTATTAATATTACAAATAATAATAGTATCAATGCTATTTTATTCATGTATATATATTATAATTATAAATTTTATTATTACATGAAAATTCAAAAATCGAAAACTTTTATAAAAGATAATTAATTTTATTATTATTTATACTTAAAATTAACTTTATACAATTATATAATAATTAAAATGGAAAATAATTCAGATTTAGATATGAGAGTAACAAAAAGAAATGGTCAGCTAGAAATAATGGCATTTGATAAGATTCTAAATCGAATTAAAAAATTAGGTAATGAAGCAAAAATTCAAGTAAACTATACATCTTTATCAATGAAAGTTATTGATCAGTTATATGATACAATCCCTACTACAAAAATTGACGAATTAACAGCTGAACAATGCGCATCATTATCTACTATGAATCCAGACTATGGTACTTTAGCAGCAAGAGTTATTATATCTAATCATCATAAAAACACAGATGATTCATTTTCAAAAGCAATGAAAAAACTACATAATTATAAAGATATTCATGGTGTAAATTCACCAATAATTTCAGATAAAATATATAAAATAATTAATAATAATAAAAAATTATTAGATTCTTTTATTGTTAATGATCGAGATTATTTAATTGATTATTTTGGATTTAAAACTTTAGAAAGAGCATATCTTTTAAAGATTGGCGACACCATTATAGAGAGAATTCAGTATATGTGGTTAAGAGTTTCTTTAGGAATTCATGGTGAAGATTTAAATGCAGTAAAAGAAACATATGATTTAATGTCTCAAAAATTTTTCACACACGCTACTCCAACTCTTTTCAATTCGGGTACACCATCTCCACAATTAAGTTCATGTTATTTAATTGCTATGGAAGAAGATAGTGTAGATGGCATTTATAATACACTCAAGGACTGTGCTTTAATTTCAAAATATTCTGGAGGGATTGGTTTACATATTCATAATATTAGGGCAAAAGGTTCTTATATTCGTGGCACAAGTGGAAAAACAAATGGAATTGTACCAATGTTGCGCGTTTATAACACAACAGCAAGATATATTAATCAATCTGGGAAAAGAAATGGAAGTTTTGCTATTTATATAGAACCATGGCATGCTGATATTGAAGATTTCCTAGATTTAAAGAAAAATCAAGGCGATGAAGAATTAAAAGCACGTGATTTATTTTATGCTGTTTGGATATCAGACTTGTTTATGGAAAGAGTACGAGATAATGGTAAATGGTCATTATTTTGTCCAGACGAATGTCCCAGTCTAGCTAATATTTACGGAGAAGAATTTAAAAATCTTTATGAAAAATATGAATTTGAAAATAAATCGCGTAAAGTTGTAGAAGCACGAGAATTATGGTTTAAAATATTAGATTCTCAAATGGAAACTGGAACACCATATATTTTATTTAAAGATGCTTGTAATATAAAAAGTAATCAGAAAAATATTGGCACCATAAAGAGTTCAAATTTATG